AACTAACATAGAAAATAAAGTAGCTAGACAATTAGATTCTGATGATCAAAGAAGATATGCCACTACAACCTTTGAAGCTAATAATGCTTTTCTAGATGTCAGTGGTCCAGAAGGTGGATTTAGATTTGCTAGAGCCTTACAAATCGTAGCTGATGATGGAACAAGAACTTGGTTAGAGCAAAGAGATGCCACTTTTATGGACGAATATTCGGTAGAAAGATCCACGACAGATACAAATTTTACAGGGCAACCCAAGTATTGGGGTAATTGGGACGCAACAACCTTGATTGTAGCTCCTACTCCAAATGTAGCTTATACAGTGGAGATGTGGTATGATGAAACAGCCGAAAGATTAGGGAATGGTTCAGGAACAACCTCCACCACAACATTTTTGTCTAATAACGCTCCTGAAGTTCTATTATTTGGAACTTTATCGGAGGCTTTTTCTTACTTGAAAAACCCACAAGATATGCAATTATACGAAAGTAAGTACCAAGTAGCTCTGCAAGATTTTGCACAAGAGCAAATGGGTCGTAAACGTAGGGATGAGTATCAAAATGGTGTGTTACGCATTCCGATGAAATCGCTAACACCATAAGGGAGTAACTAAAAAATGGCAATAAATCAAGCAGTCTGTGCTTCATTTAAAAAAGAACTGTTAGCAGGCGATCATGATATTGATAACGATACAATCAATCTCGCTCTGTACACAAATTCTGTAACTTTAAATGGAAACACAACAGCCTATTCCGCAACAAACGAAGTAGGTAATTCAGGAACATACGCAGCAGGTGGTATAACTTTAACAAGTCCAACCATTGGCTTAACAGCAACTAGCGCAACAGCTTCAACAGCATTTGTTGATTTTGCAAACGCAAGTTTTACATCAGCAACAATATCTGCTCAAGCAGCTTTGATCTATAATAGATCATCAGCTAATACAAACGCAGCTATTTGTGTTCTTGATTTCGGAAGTGTAAAGACATCAACAAACGGTACATTCACAATCGCATTCCCAACTAATGATGCTTCAAGTGCTATATTAAGATTATCTTAATTTAGAGGAGCATTACCATGGCAGATGCTTGGGGTGAAAATAATTGGGGCGAAGGCTTTTGGGGCCAACAAAGCTCGATCACGGTATCTGTTACTGGGTTATCGACTACAACAGCATTAGGCACGGAAAGTGTCGTAGCTGATTGTTTAGTCACATTAGATTCATTACAAGTATCTTCTGCTTTAGGCACTGCGGTAGGTGAACCTGAAAACGTTTATTTTCCAACAGGCGTTTCTTTTCAAACACAATTATCTGGAGTCACAGTAGGTGAAGGAGCGGGCGTTGTTCTCGGAAGTTTATCCACATCATTTGGTTTAGGAACTGAAACCGCATCAGGAACCGTTGATGCAGGTTGGGGAAGAGGATCATGGGGATCTTTTGCATGGAATGAGAATATAGAATTTATTACTAACGTCACAAGTGTGACGATGTCCACGGACTTAGGCACTCCTACAATTGAAGTAGGTTCAGGTGTCATAGTTTCTGTAACAGGCTTAGAGATGACAAGTGCTCTAGGTGATACAACTGAAACAGGAACATCTCTTGTTACTTTAGATAGTCAATTAGTAAGTGTAGCTTTATCAGGAGCAACTGTTTCTGGTGAAGGAAGTGTTGCAGTTGTTGCACCTTCCGATCAATTAGACTTTGCTATTGGAACACCTGTAATTGATATCTTTACACAAGTAGATCCTACAGCGGTCACTATGACTTCTGCACTTGGAACTGCTACTGTAGAGGCCGATGCTCTTGTACAACCTACAGGAGTTTCAATGACCTCTGCTTTAGGTACGGAAACAGTAGAGGTAGGAACGGGTGTAATTGTAAGCGTTTCCACAGTTGCAATGAGTTTTGCTGCAGGAACAGCAACAGCTACAGGTAGTGCTACAGTTAATTTAACAGGACTTGACTTATCGATAGTCACAGGAAATCCGTTTGCCACACCTTGGGCAAATGTAGTAACAGGTGCAAGTAATACTTGGACAGGGGTAGACGCAGCATAAAAAGTGTTGCTTGAATAACAAAAAAAGATATATTTTAGAGAGGTTTAAACATGGCAAGTACATATACAAGTAGATTCAAATTAGAAAAGATGGAAACAGGGGCTAACGCCAATACCTGGGGTACAAATACCAATAATAATTTGGATGTTTTAGATGCCTTTGGTGGTGGTTATTTAGCTAAATCTGTTGCAGGTTCTTCTAATATTACTCTTTCAACTGCGGACGCAGATCCAACTGCTGAATCTTCTAATAAAGTAATTGAACTTACAGGAGCTTTAACAGGAGATATCGTAGTATTTATCCCTGCCACTGAAAGTGAATATGTTTTCTTTAATAATACAACAGGTTCTCAAACCCTTACCATAGCTGCAACAGGCCACACAGCAAATGGTTTTGTTATAGCACAAGGAGCCTATTCACATGTTTATTGTGAGGGTTCTGCTAATTTTAAAATTTATAACTCAGTTGATAAATTAGGAGCAACAACTTTTAAAGACACTGTTACTGCTGGTTCATCAGGACAAATTATTCTTAGAACAAATGGTGCTGTCACTGCTACAACATTTACAGGTGATGGTTCAAATTTAAGTGGAGTTGAACCTTTTCCTTCTGGAACAAAACAAGTTTTCTATCAAGCATCTGCTCCAACAGGTTGGACTAAAGATACAACTGCTGCACTTAATGAATCCGTTATGTCAGTTGTAACAGGAACAGGTGGTGGTACAGGTGGTTCAACTGCTTTCTTCTCATCTTTCTTAGCAACGACAGATAAAACAGCGGTTCAAGATTCAGCTCCTGTCACAGGAAGTGTTTCAGTGTCTGCCTCAATAGGAGCTACAACATTATCAACTCCTCAAATACCTTCTCACTCTCACCCTGTAAATAGATCTTCTGGTATGGCTGGTCAAGGTGGTTTTTGTGCACAACCTCAGATAACACAAGAAATAACTGGTTACGTAGGAAATACAGGTGGTGGTGGAAGTCACACTCACCCATTCAGTGTTTCTAGTGCATCTCTTTCAAGTGCTTCAGCAGATGTTGACGCAACCGTACCCGCCGCTAATGTTAAATACGCAAACGTTATTATCGCAGCAAAAGACTAGTGCCTATATTTGATCCCGAAGGAACGTGTCCCCTTTTAAACAAGAAATGTATGAAACATAAATGTGTTTGGTACAATATGCTTCAAGGTAAAAACCCACAAACAGGTCTAGACGTTCAAGAATGGGGATGTTCCATAGCGTGGATTCCCCTGTTATTAGTTGAAAATTCTAGACAAACAATGCAGGTTCAAGCAGCTACAGAATCCTTTCGAAATGAAATGGTTGACTCCAACAAAGCTATGGAGGGTCTCTTGCAAAAAAGTGATTCAGCATCTAATTTAATGCGAAATACTACAACTATTTTTAATTTACTAAGCAAACAACAAAGAGCTGTCATGGAAGGTGATAAAAAATTGGCAGATGAAACAATTGGACAATTAAGCAATAATAATATAAAAATTAAAAAGAAGCCTAAAAAGGCTTTAACTAAAAAGGTGAAAAAAAATGGCAACAACAGTAAATAATACAACAGTAAATACTAAATTAACTATTATATTTGACGCTGATATAAATTCCTCATCCACAAATGATGGTCCTGCTTCAGGTAGTGGTAACACAGAATCTGATGTTTATTTAGATAATAAAACATATTTGAATTTACGATCTCATACTGAAATCAATAATTCTGTTCACGCTCTGCAATGGGACGCAACAACTAATACAGGCACCCTTGAATTTACTGATAGCAGAAACAATGAATCCATATCTTCTCTTCCTCAATGGGCTACTAATGTTGTGATTAGAGCGGAAGCTCAAGATGTTTGGAATACAAATTATAACTCAACATATGATGGACATTCTGATGCTAGAGCAGAAGATGATTCTGATGCTGTAACTGCGGCAACAACTGCTGCCAATACAGCACGAAACAATTACCTTTCAGGGCATAGCATTACTTACTAAAGTGAGACAATACATTTTCGAAGTAAGAAAACTTATACCTGCTGGTGTTTGTAAAAAAGTTTTAGATTTATTTGACGATGATTATCAAGACGCTACAGTGTCTGGGGATAAAAAAGGTGATGAACTTAAAGAAATTAGAAATTGTGTCGCTAAAGATCTTTTTAACAATACAAATAGTTTAGGAAAAACAATTTTAGTTAAACATCTAAATTTTATTATTTCAAGCGCGGTTAATTCTTACAAACAAAAATATCCTTATTTTTCATACGATAAAGTGTCTGAACTAACATTATTAAAATATGAACATAACAAGCATAAAGCTGGGTATGTTTATCACACAGATACATCTTATAAAACACCTAAAAGATCGCTAAGTTGTTCAATTGCTTTAAATAATGATTATGAGGGTGGAGAATTTCAATTTGATATTGAGGGTCAAATTTACGGATACTCTCAAAATATAGGGGACTGTATTATTTTTCCTTCTAATTTTATGTTTCCTCATACCGTTACACAAATAACTAAAGGCACTAGAAACGCATTAATATCTTGGATAGTATGAAACCCATTTTTATTGAAAAATTTTTTCCAGAAGAAATTTTAAAAGTAACTTATAGTTATCTTGTAATGAAAACAGCGGCAATGAAAGAATTCAAATATGAACCTGTTTCTAATACTGTTGTAAATTATTATGCTGATTCTCTTTGTGAAACATTACTTGACATGTCAGTTCCTGTGATAGAACAAAACATAAACAAAAAATTACATCCCACATATTCTTTTGCTAGAATTTATGATAAAGGATCTCATTTACCCGCACATGATGATCGAGGTTCTTGTGAATACACCGTAGCTATATGTGTAGGATCACAGCCATCAGATATTCCTTACTCAATACATCTGGGCAAAGAAAATGAAAACTCAAGCTATCACTATGTAGATAGTGATAATCAAGAAGTTAAATTAGAAATAGAGCACACCTTTTCAATGTTACCTAATAATGCTTTAATATTTAAAGGTTTAGAAAGTTTACATTGGAGGGAGAAATGTATTCATGATCATTTTATAACTATTTTTTTACATTATGTAGATAAAGATGGAAAATTTGCTGATCATAAATATGATCGTAGAAAACTCTTAGGAACTGATGCAAACCAATAAAATTTTAAAAACTTCTTGGTTTCCTACTAATATCTATCACACCGAAATTGAACTAGATTTTTGTAATACACTTTTACAAAAAATAGAAGAGGACAAGATAAAGTGGAAAAAAGGTTTAAAGCATGTTTATGCTTTGACATCTGGTTTTAATGGACTTCATCAATATCGTGAGTTAGTAGATCTTGGAAACGTCATTTGTAGTTCTATTTTACCTATTATAGCTCAAGAAGAGAATTTTAAATGGAATAATTGGAAGTGCGAAGAGGCCTGGGTTAATTTTTATCAAAAAGACGATCATGCAGATTTACATGATCATAGACAAGTCGACTACTGTGCCGTATTAATTCTTGAGGAAGGTAATGGCAACTTAATTTTTTCTTCAAAAGATTTTGTAGAAAGAAATCTTAAATCGTTTGAAACACCTGAAGATCAAAGAATAAATGAAAAAAAAGGTACCCTTATTTGTTTTCCGTCCAGACTTTATCACAGTGTATCTAAGTGTGAAAAAGAAAGAGTAACAGTAGCATTTAATTTTACTAATTATGTATTAGACAGAAAGTGTTGAAGAACAGTAAATGCATAATCAAGATTTATATGTTTTAGATGGGGGCATTGGAAAAAATATTTGTTTTACGAATTGTTTAGCTAAATTAGGTAAAGTAAATTTAATGTCTACATGGCCAAAGGTTTTTACTCATCATCCCAATGTAAATTTTTGTTATAACTACCAACTATACCCTCTTTTAGATAAAACAACTTTTTTTAACAAGTTTCAAAATATTCATATAATTCAAGGATATGACTCTTATTTTCATAA